TAGGAGTTGTTTATGGAGATCAAGATACAACACAACAAGACGATGTAGAAAAAGAAACACCAATAAGAATAGTAGTAAACACTACAAAGAAAAGACCATTTATAGAAATAACAATAACAGATAGTCAATTTAATTTTGATTTGTATTATCATGTTATTGGAACCGGAAAATATCTAGCAGGAAATACTGACATAAAAGTTATAATAAATTCTAGTGTAGTTATTGGTAGCGAAGTTTTAAATAGAGAAGCATTTAGTATAAATGGATTTAAACATGGAGATGATATAAATATTTTAAATTATGGAACAATAGTTGGATATGGAGGAAACGGTGGTTATGGTCAATCATTAGGAATTCCTTTAAATAGTACAAATAACGGAACAGCGGGTGGAAATGCGATAGTTCTTAATTATCCTGTTAAAATGTTTTTAAATGATGGAACAATAGCAGGAGGAGGCGGTGGTGGTGGTGGAGGATTAGCCTCATATAAAGATAATAGTTTTTATTCTATAAAATTTCCATTAAATAGTAATGGAACAAAACCTATACTAAAAGGTGGCGGTGGAGGCGGTGGAGGAGCAGGAAATACGAAGGGGTATTATGGCGTAGGAACTAATGGAAACGATGGAAGCCTTACCATACCCGGAAATGGTGGATTTGGTTATACAAACGGAACACCTGGAGGAACACTAGGACAAAAAGGACAAAATTCTGGAGGATTCGATTCTAGAGGTATTTCACTACCACCTTTTGGTGGAGCCCCTGGTTATTGTGTAATTGGATTGTCTTTAATACAAACATTAAGTTCAAATCGTATAGGAGCTACATTTGGAGACTTGCTTGGACCATATAAGAGTTAATTCTTTGCATATTCATAATATCTTATAAATATTATTTATAATGTTTGCCATTTTTAACGATAAAAAACAATTTATAGGATATAGTGATGAAATACCACCCAATTCTCCTATTCTAAGAAGAGAAGTACCATCCGAAAAAACAAATATTTCAAATTGGGAGTGGAAAGGTGATTATGAAACTGGAGAAATGCTTCCAATCGGTTCTTCTATAGAAGAAATACAAGAAGAACGACACACTTTTGAATATATAGATAAAAAATATCCTTTAAATGTTCAATTAATTACTATAATGAAACAATTAAGAAAAATAATACAAAATAATGACAATTTAGCAGATGATGATTTTTATGATATGTCTGATTGTATTTTAACTGCTGTTGATAAGTTTAATAAAAGAATTTCTAGCGTATTATGAAAGATCCAAATTTAAAAATTAAATATTCTCGCGGATTGGGTGATTTGGTAGCTTGTTTTTTGCACAGTAAATTAATAGGATGGATAACTAAAATAATTACTAAAAAAACAGAACCGTGTCAACAATGTGCCGTAAGAGTAAATGCATTGAATATTATATTTCCAATACCTTTTTGGAGATTATTTTTTAAAAACACAGAAGATTTATTAAAATCATTAAAAAAAGAATTGGAGGATTTTGGTTATACTGTTAATTTTACTAATGATAAGTTGGGATGAAGAGATTAAAAAAACAGATGACGTTGATATTTCCGATACCAACAATTATAAGCTTCTATCAAGCGGTGATACCATACTTGGAGATTTTTTAATTAAAACAGAAATATATAAAAGAAAATAAATTATGGAAATACAAATAATAACAACACAAGCAAGCACGAATTCTTTAGATACAACTAGAGAATTTGGATCATTTTTATTGAAGACATTATCTTCTATTAAAATGATTCATTGGTATGTATTGAACCATCCTGTTCATATCATATTAGGTGATTTATATGATGATTTAGATGATTTATTTGATTCTCTTCAAGAAGAAATTATAGGAACTGTTAGACAAAATGATATTATTTTTCCTAAAATAATATCACAATGTCAATGTTTAGACATAAACAACATTTCTCAATTTAGAGATGATTCTGATAGAATTATTGATACTTATTTTTCTGTTTATAAAGAAATATCAGCAATTTTAACTTCCTTGGAACTTAATACATTTATAACACAATCTAAGACTGGAATTAATAATAAAATAGAAGAGATATTATCTGCTTTTAATAAAGCAAATTATTTAATATCTACTGTTAAAACTTAAATTAAACCCAATTCTTTATATAAATCATATATAAAAATATATGATAGATATCCATCTTGTCCGTACCAATATTTAGAACTCGATAGATTTCTGTTTATAGTAGTTTTATCGTTATTCCAATCTATAATGCCTTCTATATTAGTTAAATCATAGCTAGGATTAAAGGTATAAAACTCGTAATAAGAATCCCAATCACTATTTCCTAGTCCTATATATTCTGCTAAAACTGAAATTGAATATGCAGAACAACTGTTTATTTCAGATGTTTCTATTTTTTGATATTTATTAATTGATTTATCTTTTAAAACAACAGGAGTTCCTGCTGTTACTGTATAACACAAAGAGGATATAAGATCTCCTCTGTTTAATACGTCTTGATTGTTTATTTTTGAAAACGCATCTTCTTGTAAAGAAATAGAACCAAACAATCTGGATTGATTTATACTACATATGTTCAGTATAGATTTTAAAGACAATGGAAGATTAAAGTTAAGATCATTTGGATCTACATTCAATGTCATTGCCATGCTGTTTAATTGATCTATATTGCAATAATCAACATCTGCATTGTTTATTGTAAAATTTGAAATTTTTTCATAAACATTTACACCCAAATCATCATTTCTAAATGGATATTTCCCCATTATAGAACCTAAAAAGTCATCAAATAATACATTACTTTCTATTAAAGAAGGCATGAACGCTAAAGATTTCATATAATCTGCCATATCAAAATTTTCATTTAATTTGGCTATAGATTTTATATCATTTGTAATGTAATTGATTTTATCAGTCGATCCTGTTATATAATCCGTAAAAGTATCTGTTGTATAATAAGGTAATTCGTGTCCATGTTTTCTAACCCACCTCAATCCAGTCCAATCTCCGTTTGCTTGTAAAGATTTTCCCCAAATATCAGCAAGCATTCTGGTGGAAGATGACTGATCATCCATATAAAACGTGAATCCTTGAGGATTCACATAAAATTTATTTAAAAATTTCTTAGTTCTTGTGTCTAAAACATACACTTGATTCTCTATAGAATTTATAACATATACTCTTCCTTTTAAATCGCATCCAATACCCTCTAAAGCGGTTTCATCGGTATTATCAGAAGGATCGAACCAATCAGAGGCATTTTTAGTGACTCCTGTTCCAGACAAATCAGTAACAAATATACTTCCAGACTTTGTGTTTATATTCCCTATATGACTATAACTAAATGTAAACCAAATATTTTGATCCCAATCAAGAGTTAAATGATTTAAACCCATAATAGGGTAGAATGAACTTAACAATGTACCAGTAGAGGATCTCTTTTCTAATGTACATTCTCTAGAACTCCATATATTATTAGAAAGAGCAATCCAAACATTATCATCAACATCAATTGCTATTGATTGAGGACAAGAACATACTGGGTATGTGTGTGAATATATAAGACCTCCATTAGAATCGTATTTAACTAAATATCCACTAGCATAATGAGAATATGATACCCAGACATTGTTTTTTGTATCTGAATCTATGTATGTAGGTTCTACAAAATTTACATCTTTATTATTTACAGTATTCCAATCATATTGTTCAGATTCATCATAATCATAGTATGAATTTTGAGCATACCAAGGACCTTCAATATTAGGTGCTGGAGGGAATATGTATCCCGTACTGCTTAAAGGTGTAGTTGCAAACAAAAAGTTTCCAAATCTATCAAATTTTAAAGTAGATACCGTATCATAAAGAGTCATCCAAATGTTTTGTTTACCATCCAACACGATAGATGCTGGTGAAGCATATTCATTTGTTAAAAATCCTAAACTATTATCTCTTATAATTTGATTTATGTCAATAGCACATAAAATAGTTCCCTTTGTTGTTAATCTATAAAGGTAATTCAATTCTGAGTCTAATGCCCATGCATGATAAGCCGGTAATGGCAATGCTGCTATGCTGTTAATACCATGAAATCCAGTAATAGCCATTGCATCTGTAGTGAAATCAACTTTCCTTATTATCGGCATGTTAAAATTATTAACAACTGCTATTTTCATGTTAGGAGTGTCAAACGCAGCAGAAAGAGAGTCTCTGAAAATATACTGAGCAGTAGTCATCAATCCCGCTTCTGGATTTGATATCCATAAAATAGGACTATGATGTTGTGTAGAAAGTGGAGGATATGTTATGTCAGCACTTGCTGTAAGAATAGGATTTGCTGTTAAAATGTCTTGTATTATGAAATTTCCTTTATAATATCCAGGTGTTTTTAAATTGTCTTTATCTTTCCATTCAAATGTTGGCAATGGGACAAAATCAACACGCATTCCAGTTGCTCCTGAATTTACAGTAACATTATTTTGATTTTCTAATGGAAAATTATGCGAAAATTCATTTTTTCTAGGATAATATACATCAACTTCGTTACTATCATCTTTCCAGTAAAATGGTTCTGGAAATGGTTTTAAGTAATTTGTATTTATTATTACTGGTTGTTGAGCATTTTCAAATTTTAATCCACTATATGTTTTTCCATTATCGGTTATGTTTACATTATCAACTGGTCTATGTAAAACCATATAAATTACTGTTGAATATGCATCGTCCTTAACGGATAGATCATAGTTATAAATATCGTCAATGAAATAGAACTCCGCAGTTCCTGTTACTCCAGAAAATAATCCAGTTCCTTGTGTATTTATTGCACCTAAATCTGTAGTATATATTTCAGTCTCTTTAGGAACAATTGTACTAATTTCGTTTCCCAACAAATCTAAAAATCTCCAATGGGGTCTTAAAAATGACCATTTATTTTCAACATCTTGTAATTGATATGATCTTGAAAATTGTGCTCCTAAATCTATATAATGCGGTCCTTTTTTAGAGGATGTGAAATTTACTTTAAAGGGATATCTATTATAATGTCCAGAAAATGTTGGAGGAGGAACAAAATCAAAATATACAGATTCGTTTATTAAAAGATTTACAAATATTTCTGTATTATAAGATAGAACTTTTCCTTTAAAGTGTACATGTAATTTTGCAATATATTTTCCTGGAACTTTATATATGTGTATAGGATTTTGTTCATTTGATATACTTCCATCACCAAATTCCCATGTAAGTGAAATTGGTTTTTGGGATCCTGCTATTATAGGAACAAATTGAAAAGGAGTAGAATTAGCATATCCTTTATTTGGAGAAATAGAAAAAGAAACTACAGAACTTGAATATACATCTTCTATTTTAAATTCAACAACAGAAGAATCTGTTCCTTCGGAATTTTGTAAAACAACAAAGGAATAAAAAACACCTGCTTGTATAGGAGTTCCATAAAATCCACCATTTACATAATCAAAAGTCAATCCATCTGGCAATCCTACTATAGTCCAAGTAAGCGGAGTAGTACCTGTTCTGTCTATCTGGTCTACAGCATAATTACCAGTAGATAAAGAAAACGTTTGATTGGGAATTATAATTGGAAGAGACATTTAATTATATTTTTGAAACTGATGTTACGTCTTCTACTATTTCTATTCTAGAAGATATATTTGCTATGTTATAAAATAAAGGATATTGGAAGAAATCTAATTTAACATTTTGTGTATATACCCTAGTATCTAATTCAGGATATAAATCATTCCACATCATTAATGACAATCCATTAATGGAAGTATCAGAATCTGATCTATATGTTTCTATATAATCCACACCATCCATATTCAATATATCAGAATTTAATTGATTTATGTTTATTAAATCTCCTAGTTTTGATGCGGTATGATTAAAGGTATTTTTAAATAAATTTTGTATTTCTAGTAATATACTAGAAGATGCTCTTCTAGTATATTTGCTTTTAACTATTCTTAATTTGCAATTAGATAGATCATCAAAACTAGCATTTCCAAATGGAGGTTTTATATAAAAATCCAAATTCATAAATATAGGATCTATTAAAACGGGATTTGCTGCTATTGTTTTATTGGGTGACAAGCTATTTATAATTATTTCTTTTTGAGGTGGAGATAAAAAGTTTTGTGAATTATTATTTGGTATTGTATATATGTATAAATTATTGAAATTACAAGAATTTGAAAATTTAACTTGATTGAATAAAACTTGATTTTGAATTTGTGGATTATTCAATCCTATGTTATACAAATATCTCATATGGCCTCTCATATAATCTTCGTTACTAACAACTCTATTATCTGTAATGATATTAGGAAAATTAGATCTCATATAAACTTCATAGTCCAATGCAGTAACAAGTCTTTGTTGAGCAGTAAATGCTTGTGGGGCATTGTTTCTTATATTATCTACATTTTCATAATCAGTATATGAATTTGAAGGATAATCATTGGTAATTGAAATGTAATTTAATTGTGTTGTGTCTATTTTTGAATTAAAATTAAAAGAAATAGAAGACAATATTTCATTGTATCTAGTACTATTAAAATTAATAAATTTAGAATTATCCAATGCACCTTGTCCCAAAGAAGGAGTAGTATCATCTATTTGTAAATAATAAACTGCTATTTGATCTCCTTCGTTTATTTTTTTTCCTGTTATACCATTTCCAAATTGGATTTCATATCTTAAATTCTGATTGTATCTTGTAGTATATACATTGTCTGTTGATGTATATAAAAATATGTCAGAAACGTTTGTCCATTCATCCCACTTGTCAGAATTTTTTTCTTTTACATATACAAAAATATTAAAGTGATCTATTTTTACAGAATCTCCTAATGATAAAAATAAAACTTCATTATCAATACCAGATGCTGTATATATTGGATATTCTTTGAAACTTCCTTGATATAAGAGATAGCTATTATTGACATCATTTATTTCGGCAGTTCCATCAAATAACTTTGAGAATACCATGTCTTTGTTTATAGAATATTGTGTTCCTCCGACATTTACATAACTATATCTAGGAACAAAATAATTTCCTCTTGGTATGTTAGAATTTGCAAACAATCTGAATGGAACATTTTGTCCTAATCTACCAATGGGTCTATAATTCAAAAGCTTTACTATTCTATTCATGTTTTCATATATTTGTGCTTCTGAAAACATACTCTCCGAAGAAGTTTTGTTTAAATAATATAATAAAGTATTAAAAGTATAACTTAAAACATCAATAAGAGCAGATAAGTTAGATCCTTGATAATTTTGATCGGTAAATACCTTTCCTTGATTAAGACGATTTACAATGATGTCACGAATACTGACACCATCAAAGGCAATGTAAGAATTTTTGTTAAATGGGGCTATATCGCTCATATAAATGTTATGTTATTTGCATTAAATAATATTTCAAATTTTTTAATATCTTTTATA